TCCTGAGCTCCTGAGCTCGGTTCGTACGGACAGCAGGCTTTTTCTTTTCAGCAGCCGCCTTTATCATTGGCCGGGGAACCGAAGCTTCGGTATTTCCCTGACGATTTTTAATGGCATCGTTTACGCCAGAAACGCCCTTCAAGGCGGCGTTCGCAACCTGTGCTATAGGATGTGGAATCACAGACAAAACTGGAGAAATCACATCTTTCGCAAACCCGATGGCTGATTGAAACCAGTCACCAAGACCGTTCTCCTTAACCATGACACCCGGAGGCATATGTTGCACCACCGACGAGTAAAGCTCTAAAGCTTGCGGATCATACAAAGGAGAAGGCGTGGCCAACACAATAAGGTCACCGGCATTAAAACCAGGAAAACGCTCAATGTAAACATGCCACGTGAGAGTAAGAGTAGTTTGCAAACTCAAACCCGTAAAAATTGACCCACTCAAATTGAAATTTGTGTAGGTATTCACACCCGGATAAATTTCATACACCGAGCCAGAAACGCGATTGCCGTTATTCACGACTAACGCAGGAACTGGTGAAATTTGGGTTTGACCAAACGTCGGAACATATGGAGGATACAAAGGATTGGTCAAAACCGGGATCAATCCTAAGTCATACTGAAGAGAAAGATTTGTGTTAGCCAAAGTTGGAACAACATAAGCTCCCTCCTTAGCATGCCACTGCTTACTATCAGCCAACAGCAACGCCTGCCCAATGTTGGCAGGAGGACCGTTGTTCAACCAGATGTTTGCAACACCACCAGCACCAGTAGTACTACTGATGTTAACTCCAATTACCGCCATGTTCGTATCAGTGAAATCCGAAACTGGCGATCTCCAAACCGTGCATAAACCTTGCACATTTAGTGGAGAAGTAGTATTCGTCACCTCAAAACCAGTAGCTATACATCGCACAGCACCAGTAAGATAGGTGTTCGGAACACTCAAATCCACATAACTTCCACCCGTAGAACCGTAGTTGTCACCAGTTTGACCAGTAAAAATACCGATACCACCAGTGTTCAACGTATTAACCATACCACCCGTGTCCAAAGTGGGGACATTAGGTAGTGAATACTGCGAAGCTCCACCATAAGAAAAAGAAGCATTAATACCCGTGTTGGTCTGCTCCAACCACGGATACGCAGTAATATGACAATCCCAAGTGCCAGTAGTAACCCCAGCAGGAACCGAAATCTGAATACTCTGTTTGATACATTGCACTACAGAAGCCTCAGAACGATTATCAGGGAAACCATTACACTTGATAGGATTGTCATGAAAGGGATCAAGAGCGGCAACAAGCCACTGCTTGCCATCCTCAGAGATGCCCGCCTTGCGCGATATCGCCGCAAGCAGTGCCTCAGAACGAGCAACACGACCGGAAGACATGCTGTAACTGCAATTAAGATCAAATTAGAAACAGTAAGACTGTCAGACCAACTAGACATAAAACAGAAAGAAATCAAAACATAACAAAGCTCCGTAAAACGGAGTTTATTTGCGCATTTAGTTTACGGGCCCAAGCGCACAATATAATGATTCATTCGAAACGCCATACGTCAACATATCACAAGTCAACGCGTCCAACTTCATCGACTTCATCGACAAAAGATCAAACTGCCTCTTAGGATCACCCAAAATCAATTCACGAGAATGCTCTTTCTCAATGAAATCAAAAATTCGATCCGTCTCCCGCACAATCTCCTTATTGTGCCAACACAGCGTGCGCAAAGCGCACGTTTTAGCCCACACCAGAGGCCAATTTTTCTCCTTGAAATCATAATACAGACTAGCACGAAGCTTGTCATAATTTGGGATTGCAATCCACTTCTTCCAATTACGGTCAAAATGAAAAACATTACTCAAAAACGTACTACCCTCAAGCAAACTACCAAATGATTCAATAGTAAACTCAAAGCCGATTTCATCCGCATCAGTCAAGCAACGGCGATAAGCTGCACACGCTCGTGCCACAGAATCGTCTCCGTAACCCTTGACGATGTTGAACATCCTATGGGCCAAAGCCTGTGGGATGGTAGGAAATTCCTTACAGGTAAAATACCAAAAAGCTAAATCAAGAGCCAATGTGTTGTCATCAGCGGTGTTGAAACCACCACTAGGGTTCTTGCCAAACTTCATGAAAATCTCACCCTCCAGACCAACGATTATACCATAACACAAATTGTCAAAGTAAAATCGCTTGAGGTTATCTAACTCATGATCAGTGAGGTGTTTCGACACCAAATACGAATTTCGCAACTCATAGATGATAGATTGCACCTCAGGACCAAGTGAAGCCTCCATGTGCTTGCAATCAAAACAGTCAAACTTAACCTGGTTAGGGTCAGAAGCTTGTCCATAATCATCACTAAGCAACACCTTCGCCAAATCATCCCAGCCACCGTATTGTTTGGAAATACCGATGGCCGAGAATTGGCGACCTGCCGCACCAACATGCATTTCATCATTCTGATTCTTGTACAGCATCAGTCCGACAATTTGCATGATCAAATCACCACACATGAAAGTGCGGGTCTTGATTTTACTGCGGTCTTCATTCACCACCTTACTACGCTCACGTATCTCGCCCTTAGGAGACATATACCAATACACCGATCGGTACGTGACGCCACGGAACTCATAGCAAACTGGTTGACCAGACAAAATCTGATCTACCACACCACGAACTATCCCGTAGTTGTCCAACAAAGCTAAGTGTTTATTCTGGTAGCCAATATTCCAAGGATACCCTGGACTCTTGGTCAAATCCATTTTCAACACAGCCTCCTCAAAAGTTAATGTCGTTGTGATCGAAAGATCAACAGAGGCGTAAAAACACCTGATTGCACGCGACAAAACCTCCCTATCTGGACAAAAGTGATAAAACTTGAGGTACTTAGCAGCATCATTCTGCAAAGCAAACATCTCCATACGCGCGGGTAGATGACCCGTGGGCAAGGGGATATGTTGTTCCTTCGCATACTCGATTAGCTCCTCATTCTCCAACATGTGATCTCGTTTGGGCCGGCCCCGCTGCACTCGCTCAACGAAGTAAAGAGCGTTATCCTCTGAAAAAGATATAGTGAACGG